TATAAAAAATATCGTGGCCAGGGAAAATAGGGGTTGACATTATTTTATAGGATATTATATTAAATTTAGAAAGTGAGAATATAAATATGCCAAAAAACAAAAAAGTAAAACAATTAGAAGACTCAGCACCTCATGATGATTATCATGAAAACGAGAATAGAGTGTATGTCTTTAACAATGTACTGTTTAATTTTAACATGTACATCAACGCAGATAATGCTGACGAGGCCTGTGAAAAGTTTGATATGTGTGGGTTTGCTCACAGAGATCAATGGAAAATCATGGTCGAGTTAGGACAACAACCGTCTCGAGGTCCAGATGGCGAGTAAAAATGAAAGATAAAATAATAACTATAAAAACTAAAGGCATAACTCAAAAACAGTGGGTAAATTTTTTGTTAGAGTTAAACTTGATGAAGAAAGCCTGGAAACCTTATGGTGTTGAGGTCGAGATTAAAGCACCGGGGATCAGGAAAACTATACTATGGGGGACAAAAATTGGTGGACAAATATCAGATCAAAATTGATCANGCTGCNAATGATTGGAATCGCACCAAAGATCCAAAATATAAATATCTTTGGTATAAACTAGTAAAGGAGTTTGCAAATGGACCTCATAATATTAAGCGACGGGTTGTACCAATTAGTACCAGTGTCAAAGCAGATGATGGAACATATTGTGTTATTCGACCAAGTCGATTGCTTCGATCTGTGTGATATTTTAAGATTGAAGTTGACGACATATTACGATGAAATAAATCGTCATGTCATGAATGATGGCAGTGGAGATTTTTTTGGTTGTATATGTAAATAATGTTTGAAAAGGACCTCCGTCCATGTAACGCCTCGCGCTAGCCTCTGTACGGCAACCTAAGAAGCAGTAAGTACTGTGGAGGTGTGGAGCCTTTGCTCTCCTGGGAGTACGTGCACGGAAACCAGGGGGGTTGATATGATTATATTTCTTGCATTGGTGAACAATAAAACTTTATAAATATTTGTTGTTGGTTCACCTCTTCTTTTCCAATACCCTGTAATTGTACGATAGATTCTTTATAGCCTGCATCAAGACATGTATATAAATCAATATATTTATCGGGATATTCCATGGGTGCCAAACACTTACCGGCTACACCAGAACAAAAAACAAAAGTTAATAAAAATTTCATTGACACCTATTGTAATTTATGAGATTAATCCCATATAAATCTTTAATATAAGAAAGGAGTATAAAGTTTATGACAGATATAAGCAAATACAAAAATGTATCATTATCACATAAGACATATGATCTAATTGATANGATACGAAAAGTAATACAGCCAGACACAGTTCTTAGTAGATCTCAAACAATAACATTGTTAGTCAATGAGAAAGCGAGGAAACTAAATGGAAAAGTCAAAAAAACCTAAAATAATTTGTCCTACCTGTAAAGGTAACGGGTTNGTTAGAATCCCATACAGATTAGCGAAAGAAGAAATTACAGCACAATGCGGTGTATGTGATTCGGAAGGAGAAATAGATGCAGATAAAGCTGATGGCATTGTTGTTGATTCTGATGGTATCCACAGGTTGCAGTAAGTATNAATTNGATGGTTTTGATCCTACCACGACAACAGTAAGATGGATCATGAAGGAGGTAAATAATGGAAACTGATAAAGATAAAATAGAGTATCTTACTAATCAAAATGATTTTTTAAAAAGATCAAATAAAAAATTAGTTGAAAAGAATAAGTTACTTGAAGAAGAGTTTGATAGATTGTTAGAAGAAAATAATAATTTTAGACTCGTTCGTAACGAAGGAAAAGTATTGTGATTAGTTCTGAAGATATTGCATACATTGCAGGACTCTTTGATGGCGAAGGTTCAATACATTTTAAACGTGGACCCGAAAAGAAAAAGAAACACAAAGGCAAAGGTTATCGTGTGTCTAATAGTTTACGACTATCAATGGAGATAACCATGACAGATGAATCTGTATTAAGATGGGTACATGAAGTCTTAGGTGTTGGTACACTAAATAAAAAACCACGTAAAGGTAAACGNGTTGATGGCACTAAATATTTNATGCAATACCGATGGCGTTGTACATTCAGAGACGCGTATTATGTTTGTAGATTATTATGGCCCTGGGCACATACTAAACTACCTAAAATTAATCAAGTATTAGANCACTATCAAGGTATTATTATGAATGGTAAAGTGGTATCATTAGATGAATATAAACAAGCAATGAGTTTAGAATGACAATAGAACAAGGATTAGGTATGTTATTTGTAGGTGTTGTTGCGATAACAATTGGTGGCACGATAGCTTTTTTTATTTTAAGAAATGTGTATCGTTCATTGCACGAGCCTAAAAAGAAAAGATTCGATGATCTGGAATAAAAAATTTATTTATCCACCGTCAACTAGATCTTTGGTGGATGGTAAAAGACATTACGATATTACCGGACAGAAGTTACCATCGGTAACTACTATATTATCAGCGACACAGTCAGAAGAGAAAAAGAAAAGTCTTGCTAACTGGCAGGCTAGAATGGGTAAACAAACTGCTGATAGAATCAGAGATATATCTGCTATGAGAGGGACAGTAATGCATACCTATCTTGAAGGATATATAAATAATACGCCACATTTAGATCTAACGTCCGTGGGCAAAGAGGCAGGAAGAATGGCCAACATTGTTGTCGAATCAGGGCTCGGGGACCTGGGAGAGGTCTGGGGCAGTGAAGTGACATTGTATTATCCTGGATTGTATGCAGGTCAAACAGATGTTGTAGGAATTTATAACGGACGCGAAAGTATAATAGACTTCAAACAAACTAACAAGCCTAAACAAAGAGAATGGATTGATGACTACTTCACCCAGCTAGCAGCTTATGCTATGGCCCACAACCATGTATATGGCACAGCTATACAATCTGGAGTGATTCTAATGTGCAGTAAAGATGGATTTTTTCAAAAGTTTGAAGTATTTGACAAAGAATTTCAAGGCTACATGCATACCTTCTTGAAGAAAGTAGACCAATATTACGCCAATGTACCAAAGACAAAAGAGGCTCAAGGTACAAAACATGATCAAAAAGTATAGTAAATTATGGAAGAATCGACTGATCATACAATTGTATACACTTTTTTCTATAAAAAATAAAAAAATTTTTTTATTTATTTTTAAACCCTGGTACAATTGGTACAATTCAAAAAAGATAGTAATACCAATGGTTATTCGTTCATTTTTGTACCAAAGGTACTTGGTACAATGAGGTACAATTGGTACAATTGTTAAAAACACTAGTAATACCAACGAGTTAAGGGGTCGCGCGCGTGTTTTTTATTTTTATTTTATAAATTATAAAATTAGGGGTATACAGATCTAATGAGAAGAAGGAAGAAATCTAAATTTAAACACGTCTTGATTGGTTCAAAGAAGTATTTCTTTTACCGGATCGAGTGGCTCGATATAACTGGGGATGCGGGGCATGCATCAGCCGAAGAATTTGATAAATTCGAATGCAGCAAAATGATAACACATGGATACATTTATAAAAAAACAAAAAAATTTGTTTGGACTTTTTCATCTTACGAAGATAAGGACGTTTCATTTTCAGACCGTAATGTATTTCCTGTTGGTTGTATTGTTAGAATGGATAAGATTACTCTTTAGAATCTAATAATCTTTTGGTCTCAAGACCTTCTTCATTAATTTTTTTAAGTCTTCGCTCTTCGTCTCTTAACTCGTTTAAATCCGACTCACCAATGTGTTGGACTACACTTACCAGCAGACCTGCGCTCTTACCTATCAATGCTTCTAGTGGTGCACAATTATCTCTTATCTCTTTGTTCTCTGCTTTGTTAGATAATTTTATTAATCTTTGTATGTAGTTGGTTCTGTTGACTGCAAGAGATCTGTTAACATCGTTTACTTTGAATCTATAGTATCTTTGAATCTTAGGATTCTTCATTAATTCTGATCCTTCGATCCTAGCTCTATTTTCATTGTAGCCTGCTTTGATAGCTGCTTCTGTATATGTAGTTCTACCTTGGTTGTACGCTAGGTAGTCACAGAATCTACGTTGCATTTCTGTGAGATCTTGTACAGGATGCCATGGNTCTTTTACTNCAGGCTTTGGTCCAGGTTTAGTCATACTTGCAATATATAGATTTGTGGTCTATATATCAACACTTATGAAAGCGAAAGAATTAAGACAGTTTTTAGATAAATTCTTAGTATCCCCCATAGCACAGAATGCTAGAATCCAGATTGAAATGCCAAACGGAGAAAAACTTGACGTATCTGAAATTCAATTGTTGGAATCTAGAGTAATTGGTGATAGAGACACACACATTTTAAATTTCAAAGGTGTTAAATTGAGTGGTACTTGGAGGATGCCAAAGATAGTTGGCAAGGTATAATACAGCCTTCATGTTACCCTCATGAAACCAGAGGCTAAATTATATCGTGATCTTAAAAAAAATATACCGTCTATATCATGGAATAGGCTTGAAAACCGTAGCTTACTTGGCACTCCTGACTTATTGGCTTGTACTCCTGGCGGGACCTTTTTTACAGTAGAATTGAAGGTAACATTAGGTAACAAAATCCGCCTCTCACCGCACCAAATATCCTTCCACGTGAAACATCCAAAGAATACATTTATCCTCGTTGCTTGCACCCTGGACCGTGGGCTTGTTCGCTTGTACTCTGGCTTGAAGATTCTTCAGCTTGTTGACTCTGGCTTGAAGCTTGAACCCTTGTGCGCTGGTTGGGATGCTTGCCGCTTGGAGCTTGAGCGCTTGTGAATCAAACCTTTGTTTGCATTTGATATTGGCCTGGGACCTGGCAGCTTGTGGCTTGTAACTTCTCGCCCCTGCTTCCTGAGTTCAGCGTAATATTTTGGGTGTTTAAATTCCATTAATGTTTACCGTAACACACGTTAGGTGTGGACCTGTCCCAGCACGCGCGACAGCTGCCGCATTCGTTGCCCTGGTCCGGTGCCGGACATGTCCGAGCTTCAGGGGCTGTTGAGACTGTAGACGTCCAAGGCCATTGTTTAACTGGTCCCTGTCCTATCATGTGTGAAGACATTCTAATAATTAAATTTGACGGAACTGTGGCCGGGTCAATATCTTTTAAGAATTGAGCCTCGCGCGTTGGCATCCAGTGCCGGGTCCTTGGTGTGAGCTTGCACACTTTAAAAATATTTTTTAGATGTTCCAGGCTCTGGATATCTCCGGAGTCGTGCCATCTGAACCAGTCCTGGTCCTTGATCAATGTTACCATCGCATCCACCCAGCGCGGATCCTCCAACGCTTGCAGCCTTCTATTCAAAGCCGCTTGTACATTTTTAAATCTATATCTACCCTTCAAGGCATAGCAGCCCGCGCACACTGAGCCCGGGACCTTCACCAGCTTCGCGCCAGTCTTGCAGGCCTGAGCCGGCAGGTTGTGCGCTGGTCCTGGCATCTTCGACGGCTTCGACAGCCCGCCGGTTATTTCTCTTGCTTGTTTTTTTAACATAATATCCTCCTATAAAATCCTATACTATAAACCTGTAAGCTTGTCAACTGGCTTGAGAGCTTGAGAGCTGGCCCCCGGGAGGTCTCACCCGGGGTTATACCTAACGCGTGCCGCGCATAGCGTCCAAGACCAATTGGCCAGCTTGTGCTCTTAAGTTAACCTCAAAACACCTGAGTGAATAACATTGTGCCAGTTATCATCCCGGAATACTTTCAGGATCTCCCTGGTATAGATCGAACCTACTTCGTCGAAGAGTCCAACCTCGGACCCTTTAACGTCAACCAGGATCGTGCTGCGCACGCCCCGGCCCTGCTTCGGGCTCTCCATCACAACGCCAGAGACTGGCGGCTGTGTTCCTAAGTGACTATGTAAAATCTTATCACCTTTTTTTATATCCTTAATGTCCATACTTTCCTTTCATTGTTATGCTGGCGGTGCACGCGGCCCGGTCCCGTCGGTCCTGAGCTTAGCTAATGACCTGCCAGTTTACAACCTGTGGTTGTGTTTTGTTGGTGCTAGGCATTTCGTCTGCAGCCTACTTACGTTTGTGCCTAGCAGATACACTATATAGGATAATCCTATAAAT